ATGCGGAGTATGACGCATGGGAGCAGAAATTCAATGAGGAACATGGAATCGAGGAATTGAGAGATGATCCGAGTATCACTTGGGATATTTACAATTCCTACTACGAAGCCTGTAGAAATGGAGAAATTTAATGAAAAAGTCTGATATGCAGCATGGGACAAGAGCGCCTTGCTGCTTTTTTGTGCCATGAATTACTGAAAATCTAAAGAAAGGAGTACGGCAATGCGGAACAAAGTAGCAAAAGCCATTGCCATGAGCGACGTCAAAGCTCTTTTTGTGTCTCTTGTGGATAAGGCGGCAAATCAGCGGCAGTTCCTGATTACCAAAGCAGAGGACGGCAGAGCGATTTTCCAGACATACGGACGCATTCTGAAAGCGGACAGTGAAGCCCACTACGTTACAGGAATCGTGTATGAGCCTATGGTCGAGGACACACAGGGAAACTACATGACTGCGGAAGAAATCGAAAAGGCGCAGCGTTGGTTTGCGAAGAATGCCAACAATGTTGATCTTCAGCACAACTTCGAGAAGATGGAAAGTGCTTCTGTGGTTGAGAACTGGATCGCAAAGTGCGACTGCCAGATTAACGGACAGGACGTAAAGGAAGGTACATGGCTTATGACCGTTGAGGTCACGGATCCCGGCATTTTTGATGCCATTGAAAAGGGTGAGATTACCGGATTCAGCATGGGCGGCAGCGGCATTTATGCAACGGAAGATGATGATATTTCTGGCGAAGGGAATTCTGTTCAGAAATCCGGGCTGAATATCTTCCAGAAGATGGCAAAGGCATTTACCACACCGAAGCCGGTGAAAAAGGGAGCTGTCATGGATACCTACAAGAGAACCAGTATTCACGATAATTTCTGGAACGCCTATTATGCACTGTCTGATTATCTGCTGGATTCTTACAATCCCGAAACCGGGAAATGGGAAATTCAGCACGACGAAGAAGTGATCCGTGCGGCACTGGAAGATTTCAACCAGATTGTCACACAGCTTCTTACCGGAGATCAGCCGGTTGTGAAAGCCCTGAATGCCGCAACTGTCGAAAAGGCAGCAGGCACAGGCAAT